TGAGCAGGGTAGACGATGTGCTCGGATTGCTCGGCGCTCTCGACAACGACCGATCCATGCTTGGGCCCGTTCCACCCGCTGAACCGAAAGTGGAATCGCTCGGGCCAAACGGCGATCATCTCTCCGATGGATTGACCGATTTCGCTTTGCGGCGGGTGGGCCGTGTAACCAAAGACGTGAAGCGCCGGGTAGGATTCGAGCGCCTCGCGCCAAAGGGCGACGTATTGCTCAGAATAGAAATCGCCGAGGATATGGAGCCTGACCATGAAACCGCGAGGATGAGCAGTTTGCTTTTCAGCGAGCTCGTCCCATAGTCGCTCTTCGAACTCGGGGCCGTGTTGAATGCGGCGAGCCCAGTTCATCGAATTGCCGTAGCAAGTCTTCCATTCGAGGCAGCTCGTCGGACAGGTTTTTCGCTCTTCAAGGGTGAGCGTGAAGATAGGGAAGCCGCGGAATCTCCCCTTCGTGATCTTCTTGCCGATCTTGCGGCTGTTCTGACCGCTGATGAGTAGCCGCGGGCGCTGTGAGTGATGCTCGACGCGCGCCTGAAAGAGCGATTGACCGTTGACGAGCGCTGGATGATCGTCGCGCAGTTGAACGCGATGACCGCGAACCTGGAAGCTCTTGTGCCGCTTCTGAGGGCCGCCTGACGGCCAGTGGCGAATGGCGGCCGTCACTGCGCCAGCATCCAGGGCCGATGATGGCACCCATCCCGAGCTCCACATGCAAAGCAGGGCGATGGATCGCGCTCCAGTACCACGACGTCAGCGGGGACGACGACATGCGCCGCGCGTTGCTGATGGCCGGTTTGGTAGAGGCGCGCATATTCGCGTCGGCTCACCCTGCGCTGCGCCGGGGACCAAGTGGTCATGCTGCCCGATCCCGTCTGATTGGTTGATCGAGGTCGAGCGCGCGTTGACGCCCCTTGAGCGCCCGCTCGTTGGTGCTTTCGTCGAGCAGCTCGTTCAGCTCTGGCCACGCTTCACAAGCGCGCATCCAGGCGACGATTCCCATTTCGGCTTCGCCGGCGATGTACCGGGCAACCTGGTCATCGACTTTGAGGCCGAACACGATCCGCATGTCATCAGCGGTCAGGCCGCGAGCGCGTTTGATCTGTCCGAGCGCATTGCCGATGTCGTCGAGGACTTCGGCGCGGGCGCGGCCCGTTGCGCTAAAACCGAGGAAGTTCGGTGCGGACGCCATTATATGTCGCCACCGTCATGAGTGCGAACATGACCTGCACCGGCCCGTCCGCGTTGTTCGGACGCCCCCCCTCCGCTAGAATTGCGGGCGGGCCGCATTTCCTTCGGCAGAGATTTGACATCGCCCCAAAGGCTCTCGTCGCCCGTCGGCTGTGGCCTGCTGCGTTCGATCTCGGAAAGCCGCCGACGAATGGCGCGCATGTGTTCGAGATCATCCGCCCACGACAACACAAACAGAATGGTGAGCGTGCCGAGAGCAGCGACGATCGCGGCGATTGTGATGAAGCTGTCCCCCCGCATCGTCAGGGGCTCGCTATCGAAAAGGCGGGCTCACTTTCGGCCGAAAGCGAGCCCTTCAACGAGCACCCAGGGGGCGAGCTCGTTGAATTGGTGGCAGGGGCGGGAATCGAACCCGCGACCTTCACGTTATGAGCGTGACGAGCTGCCGCTGCTCTACCCTGCTGTGTGATTGTCCTTGTCACGGCTACGCTGCCGCTCGACGCTCGGCCGCGATTGCTTTCTCAACCGCCAGCACTTCCGGGGGCATTGGGCCGAAGTCATCGACCGTGAGGACGACGCCCCTAAGCGCAGCGCTCTCAATAATTTTCGCCCAATGCTCTGGGGGGACATTTCCGCGGTTGCGCCACTGGCGAACCGTGACTGCTGGCTGGCCTATGTCAGCCGCGAGCCGCTCGGCGTTCTTTCCCCAAGCCGCGTAAAGATAGTCGAAGTCTGGAGCTGTGCTCGCCATAACCGCGCATAATACGCATCGTATCGCGTTTGACAATCCCCCATGTATCGCTCCGTTGCGTATCGCCGCGAACATGGCGACAAAGGCTGAGCGACTTAAGCGAGCGAGGATCGATGCGGGGTTCGAGTCCGCTCAAGAAGCCGCCGAAGCGTTTAGCTGGAACCCGCCAGCCTATCGCCATCATGAAAACGGAACGCGCGGGTTCGGTGCGGACGCAGCCAAAAAATATGGCCGAGCATTCAAAGTAAGGGCGGGCTGGTTGCTTGGGCTCGATCACGTCGAGAAAGACCCCGCCGAGCCTTCACCGGATGAGGATCGGCTCGTGGTCAACGGCAGCGTCGAGGCCGGCGCATGGCGGACGAGTGAGCACTGGAATGACGAACGATCCTTCGTCATCGAAGGGATGCCATCGCCTGTTCCGAGCGCGAAGCGGTTTGGCCTGGTCGTCGTCGGCCTTTCCATGAACGAGTTCTATGAGCCCGGCTCGGTGCTGGACTGCGTTTCAATCTTTAAGGACGGCGTTCCTCCCAAGACAGGCGACCACGTGATTGTTGAGCGTATTCGTCCTGACGGCCTGCGGGAGCTCACGGTTAAGGAATATCGAGAGGAAGAGGGCCGCTATTGGCTGGTTCCTCGATCGACCCGCCCCGACTTCGCGCCGATCGAATATGCCGGCCCAGAGAATGGACAGATTGGCGATGAGGCCGTTCAGGTGATCGGGTTTGTGATTACAGCCTATCCGCCACGAACACTGGATCTCATGCGCCGGATGGGGTTGGTTAAGCCGCTCACCTAATAATTGGCCTGCACTACCGGCCCGCAAGTGACGGTTCCGGCGCCTGCGGCGCAAAGCGCAACCGTCCCCTTTATTGTGTCCAAGACCACGAAGGTGCCATCGCCAACGCTTGCCATCTGGAACCTGCCTGGATGTGGCTCGCTGAATTGATCACAGCTCGCCAGTCCGAGTAGCGCGATTATGGCCAGAGTTTTCATTCACCCCCTCCGGGATTTGATCGTTCTGACCGTATCAGAAAATATGATACGATACGTATTGACATAGGCGATACGATACGTATTATCGCTTCCGTATTCGACGGAGGCTGACTTGCCTGTTCAAACCGACAACATCATTCAGTTGGCCGCTGCTCGGTCAATACGGGAGGGGGGTACGACTCCCCTGGGCTCCTCTCCCGTTAGCCCCATCTATTTCGTAGAGCCTGACGAGCCGCGCCCGTCGGAAGGCGTGTGGCTGGCCTACGGGGTAGCGGCTGCGCTGGTCCTGTCGATCGCGCTTTGGCTCGGCATTGTCGAGTTCGCGAAGGGGTGGGTGCTGTGAGCGACCACCGCTGCCACAATTGTTCAGCGCTGCTCAGCGACTGCGATTGCTGGATGAACCCAATCGTTCGCGACGAGCGCGAGCCACCTTGGAAAGAGTGCTTTCCTGAACGCGCCGACCTTGAGCCGAAGGAGCTGCCCGACGGGCGGTGGTCGGTGGCAGCATGACCCGCGAGCAGAAAATCCAGAAGGCCATCGACGTCTTCAATTTCAACCCGCCGCATGACGATTGGTGCGGTCGCAAGATCGCTCGCCAGGCGCGTCGACCGCTGCTCGTCACCGGGTGTGATTACGAGATCGTCAGCGTCAGCGGCGTTCAGGGAATGAGGATCGCAGCATGAGCCAGCGATACGCAATCATCAACGATCACGGAACCTTGGTCGGAGGCGGACTGCTCACGGCCGAAAAGGCCACGCGCGTTCTGCAGCACCGTAAGGATTATCCTGGCGCCTACTGCAACAAGGTGCGCGTGTTCGCCGTCACCCTAGATGACGTGAGCGCCGACTTCTATCTTGGCGACCTGCTTGCTGAAGTGGTCCCCGCCTGATGGCCTCGCACTTCGCACCCGCAATCCGGGCTCGCTCGCTGTCGAACGTCCTGAAAGACCTGAAGGAGGCGCATCGGGATTTGCACAATGCCATCGCCGATTTTGACGATCCGGAGGACTCCGACGTCGACGATCGCTGCGCTGAGGCCGAAACCCGCGTCTACGATCTCCGCGAAGAGTTCGCCGAGCGCTTCGTCGAAACGACAGGCCTGACGTGGCGCGACATCGAGACGGCGATCAGTGAGGCGGTGCTCTGATGGCACGCATTCACTTCGCGCGACGAAACGCGGAGGCACGCACAATGAACGCCCCAACCCAAATCGTCAGCGACGAGCAATTCCGCGCGACCAACGTCGGAGCGTCCGAGGTGGCCGCGCTCTTCGGTTGCAGCCCTTACCTGACCAGGTTCGAGCTGTATCACCGGAAGAAGGGCAACATCGCCACGCCGAAGTTCAACGCGGTTGTGGACGGCGTTCCCGAGGACGAACGGATATATTTCGGAGTGAAGCTCGAAGCCGCGATCATCGAAGCGGCCAAGGAGCGTTACGGCTACACCGACCGCGACCAGGTTGATAAGCTGTCGAACGGCGCCGGCCTTGGCGGGCATCCCGACCGGCGCGTGATCTGCCCCGAGCGCGGCCCCGGCATCCTTGAGATCAAGACCGCCGATTGGTTGGTTCGCAAGCAGTGGGGCGATGAGCCACCCGCCCATTATCTGCTGCAGAGCCAAGCCTACCAGGGCCTCGACAGAGTTCAGTGGGGCGACGTCCTGGTGCTGGTCGGCGGCAACAAGCTGGAGCGCTTTTGCTACGAATTCAGGCCGAAGATCTATGCCGAGATCGAGCGGCGCGTTGCTGACTTCTGGCAGAGCATCGAAGCGAACGATCCGCCGCCGGCCGATTACACGCGCGACATCGAAACGATCGGCGAGCTTTACCGCGACGGCACGGACGAAACGATCGACCTGACGGCCGACAATCTCGCCCACGAGGCCGCGGCGGCGTTCCTCTTCGCGAAGGAATCTCGGTTGGAAGCCGAGAAGCGTGAGGACGCCGCCAAGGCTGAGCTGCTCGACAAGCTCGGCACCGCCTCAACCGGACTGCTGAACGGCTTCGTGCTGCGCTGCGCCAATGTCGCCGCAGTGCCGCCAACCGAAATCACCGCCGACATGATCGGCTCAACCATCGGAGGCCGCAAATCCTACCGCCGCCTCACCGTGAAGGAGCTTAAATAGATGGCATCGCAACCCGCCGAGCGCACCGCCAATCCGGTCGCGGTCATTCGTCAGAACCTTCAGCAGATGGAGCCGGAATTCAAAGCCGCGCTGCCGCCGCACATTCCGGTCGAGAAGTTCAAGCGCGTGGCCCTGACCGCGATCCAGAACACGCCCGCGCTCGCCAACGCTGATCGCCGCTCACTGTTCGGCGCGTTCGTCAGGCTCGCGCAGGACGGCTTGCTTCCGGATGGTCGCGAAGCCGCGATCGTGATGTTCGGCAACAAGGCCCAGGCGATGCCGATGATCGCCGGCATCCTCAAGAAAATCCGCCAGTCGGGCGAGGTCGCGAAGGTTAGTGCGCAGGTCGTCTACGCGAACGACAAGTTCGTCGTGAAGTACGGCTTCGACGAGGACGTGGAGCATATCCCGCCAGCGCTGAACGAGCCTCGCGGCGATCCGATCGGAGCTTATGCGACAGCGGTCCTGAAGGACGGCTCGCAGCTGCTCGAAGTGATGAGCCTCGAAGACATTCAGGCCGTGCGGAAGGTCAGCCGCGCCGCCAACAATGGGCCGTGGGTTTCATGGTTTGGCGAAATGGCGCGCAAGACCGTGATGCGCCGGCTGTCGAAGCGACTTCCGATGTCGACGGACCTCGAGGACGAGATTTTCTCGCGCGACGAGACGATGCGACCGAACCTTCACGCGATCGACGCCGAAGCCGAGCGCGTTCCCGAGGATAAGCCGCTCACTCGCTTGGATGCAATCGAGCATCAGATCACCACGGAAGAGCTGCCGGTCGAAACGCCGGAGATCGAGCGCCAGGCCGAAGAGATCGAGGCGGAGATCGTGGAGGACGACGAAGCCTCAGTCGTCAACGACCAGGGCGGCACCACGCTCGCCGAGCAAATCGGCCTCGACGATCCGCATCCCGCCCAGGCGAAGGCCGACGAACTGATCGCGTCCATCAACGAGTGCGCAGCGGTTATGGACATCACCAGCATCCTCGCTCGCAACGAGGCCGACATTCAGGCGATGCCGGGCGAGATCGGCGCCAGCGTCGAGATCGCAGCCGACAAGCGGAAGCGCGAGATCGAGGCGGCGCGTCAACCCGCGCAAGGGGAGTTGGCGCAGTGACGAAGAAGATTACCAAGCTCACGCCGGAGCAGGAAGCCGAGCTTCCGCTCTTCCGCCAGCGCTACCTGGACATCGCGTGCAACGGGAGCCGGATCGATCGAAACGCGCTCGAAACCTCCCTCACGGACGCATACGCCGTAATCGGCAAGCCCGCGCCGAGACTGTTCATTTTCGACAGTCCGGCAGCGTCCATGCTCGCGCTGAAGATTTTTGCGATGGGCGACCAGCCCGTCACAAAAATTTCGCTCGGGGACCAGCTCTGGGACCAGCTCTGGGACCAGCTCGGGGGCCAGCTCGGGGGCCAGCTCAGGGACCAGCTCTGGGGCCAGCTCTGGGACCAGCTCTGGGACCAGCTCGGGGGCCAGCTCAGGGGCCAGCTCGGGGACCAGCTCTGGGACCAGCTCTGGGGCCAGCTCTGGGACCAGCTCTGGGGCCAGCTCTGGGACCAGCTCAGGGACCAGCTCTGGGACCAGCTCGGGGGCCAGCTCTGGGACCAGCTCGGGGACCAAAAAATTTACGACCCCCACTACCTGTGGGGATCGCAAGACCTCTACTGGATCGCTTGGGCGCGCTTCGCGCAGCACGTTGGCGTCAAGCTCGAGCCGGAGGCGGATCGACGCCTTGGCATCATGGAGCGCATCTCCGAGCAATGCGAATGGTGGTGGCCATACGAGAACATCGTTGTCGCCAGCGAGAAACCACTTTCCGTCCGCTTCGATGATCAACGCCGACTGCACTGCGAGGATGGGCCAGCCGTCGCCTACAATGACGGCTATGCGCTCTACGCCTGGCACGGCACGCGCTTGCCGGAACGATGGGTGCTTGAACGCACGACCATCGATCCGACCGAAATCTTGAAGGAACAGAACGTCGAGATCCGCGCAGCTGGCGCGGCATGCATCGGATGGCCACGCATGCTGTCCGCGCTCGACTATCGCATCATCGATAGCGACCCGGATCCGTCGCACGGCGAGCTGATCGAACTGAAGCTCGAAGGCCTGCCACGTCCTGGCCGGTTCCTGAAGGCAGAATGCCCGCGCAACGGCATCATCGTCGAAGGCGTCCCCTTTGAAATCAACAGCGTGATCGCGGCCCAGGCATGGCGGGTAGGCCTGCAGCCGAGCGAATTCGCCTACCCCGAAGTTCGAACCTGAAAGGATCACACATGAAGCGCACCGTTGTCGCCGCACAGGGCGAAATCACCGTCTTCCGCATTGAGGGCGCTATGCCGTCCGGCCTGATCGCGCATAACGAAAAGGACAGGCTCGGCCGTCCTATCATCAGCCACAGCGAGAGCGGCAATCATCACGTTCTCGATGCCGCCGTGGACGTGCTCGAAAAACCGGACGCGCCCGAGGGTATGCGCATCCTCTATGCGCTGCTCGATAAGCCGATCGCGCTCATTCAGGACGCACCGGACGCTCACGGCTCGCATGTGCTGCAGCCGGGGCTTTACGAGATGAGAGTGGCTCGAGAATTTGATCCATTCTCGGAGCAGGCTCGCCGGGTTGCCGACTGATGAAGGGTCGCGCCACACTTAAGGCGGTGGAGGCGGTAAGCGAGCCGCCTCCGAACCTCGACTACGAGCACCGCCAGCGCGCGCACATTCTCAGCCGCAATTGGGCGCGGGTGCATGTTGAGGCCGATCGCCGCGAGCCGCTGCATTTCTTCGACCGGATCACGCGGACTTGGGCGCGGTGAGCATTCCTGCCTATCCTCTCGCGTGGCCCGACGGCTTGCCGCGCACTGAGCGCAAGGCCGCGTCTCAGTTCCGCACCAGCCTTTCAGCGGCGCTCGGCAACTCGATGGCGGTTCCGGGTTATGTCTTGGATCGGGCAGCGGATCGCGAAGGTCGAAGCGCTTCAAGCCGAAAGGCTCGCGGCATGACAGTCCATCCAATGAATAGATGTGGTATTAAGAAGGGGTCTGCATGACCGCTCGTCACCTTGCCGACAAGATGCGCCGAGCCGCCCGCAACGAGACGGGAACGAGCTTTAGCGCCGACGAGATCAAGCAGCTTGGCGAGCTTGGCGTCATTGACCTAGTTATCCAGGCCGAAGCAGAGGAATTGAGGCAATCATGGGCAGGGCGGAAAAGCGGCTCTACACAGTCGGGCGCTTCTGGCTTGCCGAGCGAGCTGAATCGCCATTCCTTCAGATCCGCTGGTATGACGAGAGAACAAAGACAACTCGCGGCAAGAGCAGCGGTCGCCGGACGCTAGACGATGCTATTCCCGCTATCCTCGCGCACCACGCCGCCGACTTGGCTAACGGTCGTCAGGCGCCCTCTGATGCTTTGGTCGCGACCGCCATCATGCAATACTGGCGCGAGCACGGACGGACTCGCATCAACTCCGCTGCAACAGCTAATTCGCTTAGAGTGTTCCTCGCATTTCTCGACATGGACACGGTGACGATCGCGGCCACCATAGAGGATATGAAGCCGGAAGTGTTCCGGCGCTTCATGCGCTGGCGGATGGGGCCGCACAGTTATTCGATCGAATGGCTTGGCGAGCTTTACGAGCATAGCTCTCCAGGCGTCTCCGGAGAGGCCGTCCAGCGTTCTTTTGACGATGTGCGGGCCGCATTCAACCATGCCGTAGCCGAGGGCCGCTTGCCCTAT